GGGGCGGTGATACTATGAACGCTGCCGACGTTCAAAGGTGAAGGTACCCCCTCACTGAGCCAACTATTCAGTTGGAGATGCTATTACAAACCGGGTCGCAAAACCGGTTCGGGTCTTCGATGACCAATCCCAGAACCAACAGTCTGGTTGTTTGAAACTACCCGTTTCGTGGGTCCCGTCTGGCTGACGAGAAAGCCTCTCTTGTGAGAGCCGACAAAGAAAAGAGAAAATGAAGTTTTGTTGAGGGGTCATATCATCCGCAAGATGGTTAAGATTGACTCGATTCGAAGTCCTGGAGGCTTGGATTTCCGGAACGACCGCGATTTTCATTTTACTATATTTGCGGATCAGCAATTGGTCGGAGATCTCTGCGTCCTACCAGCGCATTTATCATGACAAAAGGAAGATTCCTACCAAATCTGTGAATCATGGGTGCCAACCTTTCTACCACATTCTGTCTTGGCTCATTAGTTAATTGGACACCAATATTAAAGATCTCTTTGTAAACGACATACTTATACGACAAATTTTTAGATCGTATAACTTGGTCTAGAACATCTGAAACAGAGATCCCGCATCGTCTATCGATTTATTATTGATATTAATAACCCTCCTCATCTGTAAAAGCATACTTTAGCCTGTCAACTATTTCTTTAAGTTTCGTTCCATCATATTTTTATGGCAAAGTATGAGCCTTCATTCTTAAATAAAACAGATCTTATATGGTCCTTGAAACTTTTTCAAGTTTGATAGCCTAATATAAAGCGAGCGCATGTAAACCTGGATGGGATAAGATCTAACGATTGTGTTTTGTATAATACAGTTTCGTGTTCAGTGTCTTTAAATAATCACGAGTGATCTCAAAATCTCTTTCACTACTTCCGAAACTCCATTTAGAGCAAAAATCCACATCGAACCACTAAGATATCTTGATTTATTATATGCATTGTCCGAGACCAATGATATTATTTTGTTGAGGATCTTTCACTCTCGAAGTGATTCGCATGATGACTTCATATACTTGTCTGGCCAATTATCGATTTTTAACAAAGATTATGACATCATCCCCTGCAGCCATAACCTGACAAGTATGCCTCCATTATTTTCGCCAAGGATTTTGTATTCCAACAAGTTACAAGTAATAATATGCATAGCTCAAGCTCCTGAAAGTATTGCCCAGTGTAGTACGAGTTGGATGGCCGCTAAAAGTAGTACCCCTGATCCTATTATAAATATATGTGCTCTATACATGTACACGATCATATCCTTTGAAAGTTTCACCGGCCCAATCTTTCAACCAAATTTTCCAAATGTCTTAAGGCCATGATCTATGCTTGAGATCGCAGAGTTTTGTGAAGCAAACATTATCCTTATCTGTGACAGATCTCAAAATCCTTTAAGAGAGCTATCTGACATCGCACCGCCACAATTAAGGACGTTTGACTTGAGATCGAGCCATCATGTTCTCGATATGAGGCATGGCCATTTTCCAAAATTAATCATCAACACATCTCATAACTTAAGCCGTCTGGGTAGAATCAAACCCTGCCCCATCGAGAGATATCGCCATCCATCCTTTTGTCTTGTATCTCTTAATCAATTATTTCAATTGTTTCTTAGTTAACCCCTGACAAAATCCTGAGTCAAAACTTTTAATTGGGCCCCACAGAGTAGTTTGAATAATAGTTATGAGCCCGCAAAATGCCTTACTAGGGTTCATTATGTTACGAGATCGGCTTGAAACATTATGCAAATAAGACCCTACGACATTCATTCCATCCGCAACTGCGTAATAAACTTATCCTGATTTAACCATAGTTATGAACGAACCAATCAGTGAGACAGAATTCACTATTTGCATCAAGATCATCTCTAAATATTTCAATTTTTTACTGCGCGGATAATCTTTTGATTGGGCTATCTTAATAGGGTCAAAATCCACCTACTCGAGAGATTATGAAAATTACTTCTATCCGTCTTTGAAATATCTCCGAGTCATGTCGTTGAAAGGCCTCAAATGATTTGGATCCGGTTGAAGAGTAGGCAACAAATGTCTTTTATAAACTGCATGAACCGCATTAATCGGGGATCTAGAACACCATTAATATTCGCGAGATTCATTGAGTAGTGAGAACCCTGTAGGAGTCACTTTCGCGGCGGTCACTTTCTCGACTAATTAGTCATTTTTTCCATACATTTTATCATGATTTCGTGACATCCATTAATTAACTTGCATTACAGTTAGATCACTCTCATCTCTGTACAATTGACCTTATTTTAAATAAACATCATTGACTCTGGTGACAGCAGTAGTAGGCTTGAGAAAATAATATTATCGTTCCTATTGATAATTATATGCTTCGAATTTGTTTTTAAGATTTTTCGTCTTAGGAACTAACGATTCTGCCTATTATCTCGCCCGTTATCTTGTCATTTATCCTGATTGCAAATCTGACAAATCTATACCAAATCGAATCTCATTTTTAACCTCAGTAGGATGAATGAAGTCTGCCCTAAGAGCTGATTATTCATCCTATCGCTCCAATGTAGTTACGAACTACTTACCAAACCACCCAGCGAAGCTCCTAGTATAACGAGAATTGGTGATAGAAATAGTGAGACGGACTTATCCCTGTAGACCTCTTATAAGCCCTGCAATGATACTGAAAATACTATATTACCATAAAACTGTGAAAATCCCGACACTATAAACTTGATACAGGAATTGCAAGGCACTCAATGCTCTCGAAATTTTGACCACAGGTTTCAGATTGAAATCGTGAGTCCTCATGATGTACATTTTCAAGTCGGTAGTATCGGAGGACAAAAATTGGGTTGAGTTGAATTTAAATTTGTCGCTGTAAAATGATTTCAGTTCTCCAAGACTATTCAAGCTCTCGAATTATGGGTCTGAACACACGGATTAGATGAATTAAGCTTGAGGCCAGCTATTCTCCAATGATACTTTGGATCTGAATTAAATCTGGGGATAAGGTACACAAACAATGTTCAAGCGACTCAATGATGTATCATGCATAATATGGGAATACCAACCATAGTCTACCCTGAAATCAACATTGGTGACATGTACCACGGGATGACGATAAGTGGTTCCACTCGATCTTGTCTGCATGTCCATATATGCAAAAGAGTTGTTTGCAAAGATACTCAAAACACCTTCATGGTGTGGGAGCATATATCTTCCTGGGCGATTTGGAAAATCTCCGCCGACCACTAAAGCTCTGCTTATTCTGTTCTGATTGTATTGTCCTGAAAAAAAGTCCTTGATTAGGAAGACGTAGTCCTAAAACACATACGCCGATTCTGGGTGATTTGAAAAATAATAATGGCTGTCGAAAAATAAATAGAAATCCATGTATGCAATGAATTACGCATCTGCTCGATTTCTATAGTTTCTGCCTTTATTGTCTCGGACATTGGCTTATGCTGGTGCAAAATATTACTGATAAGTTCCGTCAAAAATGTTGAGGGCCGTGAAACCCTTATTATCTTCTTGTTGAAGCTGAACATATAATGGCTCTTACTTAGTAAAATAATTGACATCATAATCATTGACACATGGTCTAATAGGGCTATACCTAATCACATTGAATCTTGCAACAATCGATTGGATATCTTCAAGAGTAGCCATATCCACCAGTTATCTCGCCTTCAACATTGTTCGGACTGGAATACCCCCCAAATTCGCATTGGGTTAAATAACAGCGATTCCATCATCTATCACCGTAGCAAGATATTAATATATACCCAAAATTCCTCCCCTTGTCCTATGAGGCATAGCATCGAAGTTTTGAGCCTCAAAATGATTCCGAGCTGTTGTCATCCAATTTACAGCAGCCGTGCGCCGGACTTGTGTCAAATCATCCTTCACTTTGTATATGACACTGTCAAATCTTATTTGGCACATTCTTTTGACAAGGTTGGCTATCTTTGTAAACTTTGCCCCGACATCATAAAGCTTAAATATCTTCAAATCTCTATCAGCTAACAATTCACTACGGTTTGTCTTATCAATGGTTTGGAAGATACGGTTCAATGCATCTGCTTGATTCTGATCGGCGACAGATCTAAGATGAGGATGCCCCCCGCTGTAATGACATGCCTAAGAAATCTGTTTACCAGTGAATCCTATTCCATGATTATTCAAAATAGCATTGAAATCCTTAGTGATGGAACCAGTCAATTGATGGACTATCTTTGCTCCACGTCCTCTGCCGATTGCTAACAGACCAGCTCGTTAGTGGGCATTATCTTGTTTCATCTTCGCTGCAACAGGAACATGGATGGCAATTAAATTGGCGAGTTTATTCATCTCCCTTGCAGCAGTGGAGATACATTTGAGTTTATACCCAGTCACATCAGCGACCCAAACCCGCTGATTATAACGCCTCTTCCATAGGGATATTTACCTTCTGATATACCAGAACACGATGGTTAAATGACCATAAAAAACTAAACCTACTATCACCTATGATAACAAAATATCAGCACAAACACCATAATGAGAGTCGAGATATAATTAGAAGGTGATATATGCATTCACATAAAGGAGAAATTGACTGGTCGAAGAAGCACAATACATCAGGAACACCAAAAAGACAAAAGTAATTTTATTCGCCGTGAGCAGATGTTTCACGATATTTTTGAAATTAATAATGATCAATGTGCTAAGAATAAATGCTTATATTCTCAATTAATAAGCGACATGGTAGCAGAAATCATAGTTGGCATTTATCAAAGCCAAAGAACCTTATTTAGCCTGGCACAATGATTCATATTCAATGACCTTCATAATCGGCCTACTCAACAAGAAGAAGAACAAGACATATCTGATTATTACATCAATTATAGATTCCATGAACAAGCCACTAATCTTCTTTCTTTATTAAGAAACTCTCTCCAAGTACAAGAGGGAAATTGCTAAAAAAATGGAGAATATCAAAGCTTCATATTGATATGATCGCAGATACCACGCTAGTGTCAAGTTGGCAGTGAAACAAAATCTTGGGAAGTTCACTACATACCCATAAATGGAATTGATGCATTGATTATATCCCTTAAACACTTCTTCGAAGGATAATTATTGTCCGATTCTAGGACATCCTGCTTAATCCATGAACAATACATCGAGATACTCAGTGTACTAAAGATACTCACTCGAGCAATAATTGATAATGATATACAAAGTTGTGAGGATGATAATAACAAATTCCATGATGAAAAATCTAACTTTGTGATGATTATTAGCTTCTGATAATGATTCTTTGGTCATAGATGGAGAATCTTGGCGCACAGCGACGATAGGTGATTAAATCCATTGAGCAATCGCTTCCATTTTGCGGCCTCCCATTTCCACATTCAATGGTCTCAAATGATATTTAGTATCAATCAATTCTTAGACCTGTTATTCCTCCCACAATTATGGGAATTGCGATTTGAATTGGGATGTAAAGATCTCCAGTGATAGCTGAGAGCTGAAGCTATCATAATATAATCCAGTCCTCAAATTCTTATTTTTATACACATTCAAAGCATGGATAGATTATTAAATCCCTTTATCAGTCTATTTAGGGAGAGTAGCGTAACTTTTGATTATAGCTCTACATCTGGAAATTGCATGATTTTTTATCTTGTTAGCCTTAAGAAGTGCTAGATCAACCTCAACTTTGAATTTTCTCTGAGTCTTTTAAGCCAAGTTAGTCAATTCATTTACCTCAGAAATTACATTTACATCCTTATTTTCGAATACCTTGGTCAAAGATTCTAACATGAGATCATAAGATATCTTCGAAGCTCCCGATGCGCTGGACAAATAACCGACGTGAGCGAAATCTTATTTAATAATATATACCAGAGTAGGTCTTTGTAAATTGTATTTTTTATGGAGATCTGCATCTTTCACGATTTTCCTCATTTTGGAAACCTCCATGAAGTTGATGTTGAGAGCCTTTGAAATCCGCATGAGGATAGAAGCGGGAGTGACTTGTTTGTTATATTTCAAGACTAAATCCACAAGTGTCTGAAATTGGATAAATTTCATCTCATTCGATTCAACTGTAAATCTCAGGAACATAAATAATGAATGGAAGAAACAATATCCATCAGGGGCGGAAACTATTTTATAGCCCCGTTTTAAAGGTTGGCCTTACATCTCATCCAATCGGAGACGCCAACAGAAGTCTTTGTAAGAGAACTGGGCTCCCTCGGCCCAATCCTTTTAATAAGGTCTCTATAAGAAATCCATATTAAGATAAAG